ATCAATATTGATAGGCAATCTAGAGTTACCTTTGGTGGTAGTCGTAAAAAATAGTTTTTTTGCATTACCTACCGAGTTAGCTTGGAGTTAAACTAAACATAAAACGGAGAAAACAACTATGGCAAATCAACTAGAAAAGTTCGGTCTAAGACCGCACAGAAAACTAGACGGTACACCATTAGTAGGTGCTCAAAACAGATACACAATTAAACCAGGCTATGGCACTGCGATTTATCAAGGTGACTTGGTAGTTCCTGTTTCTACAGGAAACATCGAAAGACATACTGCTGGAAATGGTGCTGCTGTTGTGGGCGTTTTTAACGGAGTTTTTTATAACGATCCAACTACTCAGAAACCAACTTATAAGAATTACTACCCTGGTGGAGTTACACCAACTCAAGGCGATCTTACTGCCTTTGTTGTTGACGATCCAGATGCAGTATTCTTAATGGATGCGGATCAGAGTTTTGTTAGAGCGGATTTGTTTAAAAACTATCACGTTACAAACACTACTGGTGTTACACAAACAGGAATATCAAAAGTACAACTAGACGTTAGTTCTTCTGGAACTAACACAACGTTTGTTGTTCAAGCGATAGACATTTCACAAGATCCTGATAACTCAGATGTGACTGTGTCTAATGCTAACATTCTTGTTAGAATCAACAACCACTTCTTTAGAAGTGGAACAGGTATAGCGTAATAAAGGAGAATAACTATGGCAATATCACGAGCACAGCTAGTTAAAGAACTAGAGCCAGGTTTGAATGCTTTATTCGGCCTGGAATATAACAGATATGAAAATCAACATGCGGAGATTTTCCCGTCTGAAACATCTGACAGAGCTTTTGAAGAAGAAGTAATGTTAAGCGGTTTCGCTTCAGCACCAGTTAAACAAGAAGGTGCGGGAGTAGTGTTTGATCAAGCAGGTGAAACTTTCACAGCAAGATACTCACACGAAACAATCGCTTTAGCATTCTCTATTACTGAGGAAGCAATCGAAGATAACCTGTACGACAGATTAGCTGCAAGATACACAAGAGCTCTTGCAAGATCTATGTCGAACACGAAGCAAGTTAAAGCAGCGTCTGTGTTAAACAATGCACAGAAAAGCACTGGATTTAACGGAGGAGATGGTGTTTCATTAATAAACAACGCTCACCCGTTAGCTACAGGTGGTACATTCTCGAATGTACTAGCTACTGCTGCCGACCTTAACGAAACTTCACTTGAGCAGTCGTTAATCGATATTTCATCTTTTGTAGATGAAAGAGGATTAAAAATTGCTTCTCAAGGTAGAAAAATGATAATTCCAAAAGAATTACAATTTACTGCTGAGAGAATTATGAAGTCTCCTCAAAGAGTCGGAACTGCTGATAACGATATCAATGCAATCGCTAACATGGGAATGGTTCCAGAAGGTTATGTTGTTAATAACTTCCTAACTGATCCGGATGCTTTCTTCTTGTTAACTGATGCACCTAACGGTTTTAAACACTTCATTAGAAGTCCAATTAAAACTGCTATGGAAGGTGATTTCGATACAGGAAACGTTAGATTTAAAGCTAGAGAAAGATACTCTTTTGGATGGTCTGATCCAAGAGCGGTATTTGGTAACGGAAAATTACCTACTAGTTAATAGTCAAACTATTAAACCGTAAAAGGTTACTTAAAAGGGGCGGAGTTTACTCTGTCCCTTTTTTTATGTATAATATAAACACTAGATAATATAATTTTGTAGACTGACTAGTCAGACGGTATAGAGACTACAAAATTTAACCGCTATACAGGAGAAACTATTATGGCAAACACTACTTTTTCAGGACCAGTATTATCAGACAACGGTTTTATTGCTCCAACTTTTACACTAGCAACTCTACCAACAGCAACAGCTGGTAAGTTAATTTATGTTTCAGATGCAACAGGTGCGTCTTTAACTGGATCACTTTGTTTTGGTAATGGCACTAACTTTGTAGATGTTACTACAGGTGCAGCAGTAGCGTAATAATAATAAACTAGTGGCTCCTTCGGGAGCCACAAAATAAAGGAGAAAATTATGTCAGGTGGAGGAAGTTTCACATCAGATCAGTCGGTAGCACATGCTACAAGTACTGCACAAATGGTCCCTACGACTAAAAGAGCTAGAGTTACATCTATTCAAGGGAAAGGAAACGCAAGTGGTTCTATTATTTTAAGAACAGGTGGAGCGACAGGAGATGTTGTTGCTACATATTTATTCGGAACTGAAGGACTGTCTGAATATGTACCAGGTTCTGGAATTTTATTTGTAGAAGGTGTTCATGCAACTATTGCAGGAACTACTGGAGTAACAATTACATTTACGTAAGATGGATTACTACGCTGATTTAGGATTAGAGATAGAATCTTTTGCTAAAGGCGGTATGCCTGCTCGTAACAAGAAAAACTATCGTAGTACTAAATCAGGTGCGGGAATGACTACGGCCGGTGTTAAGGCTTACAGAAGACTTAATCCTGGATCTAAATTAAAAACAGCTGTTACAGGTAAAGTTAAAAAAGGAAGCAAAGCATCTAAACGTAGAAAGTCTTATTGTGCAAGAAGCGCAGGACAGATGAAAATGCACAACGTTAATTGTAGTAAAACTCCAGATAAGAGAATATGCGCTGCAAGAAGACGTTGGAAGTGCTAGAAAAAAAATACTGGTTATTTCTAGATTTTATTGTCTATGTTATAATGTGGTTATTATTTATTTTATTAATATTAGGAGTTTTTGTAAGAACAATGATTGATCGTTTTATATATTCATTTTTTGGTGCATTAGATAATATATGGAATTTTTTAAGTGCACCTAAATGTAAGTGTAAAAAAAATAACAAAGGAGATAAATATGATAGATAAAATCAAAAGCAAAATTGCTCATTACTGGTCAGACCACAAGATTGAATGTCTTGTAGTTGCAGTTTTAGTTGTAGCTTACGTATTAAAGTAATGATTATGGAGTGTGCTAGGATGGATTATAGATTCACAGCGATGTTAATTATTGCTCTTTGTCTCCTAGCATTCTTCGGAGGTCCTAGTGTCCAATAAACCATTAAACATCGGAGACGAGGCAAGAGTACAGATGCCTATGAAGACGGTTGCTAGCCTAATTTTTTTAGTGGCAATGGGCGTCTTTGCATATACAGAGCTAACAGCAAGGTTAGTATCGTTAGAGACATCACGTGAGTTGTTTGAAAATGATTTATTAAAAAAATCTGAACAAGTGCCTACGGATCAGGAGCAACATTTTTTATTGGAGGATTTGTACAAGACCGTTGAGAAATTACAGTCTACTCAAGAAATGAATATGACAAACAAAGTTAATATAGAATTTTTAAAAACACAATTAGATAAAGCATTGGAAGATGTTGAAGAACTAAAAGATAAAGTAAGAGCAAATGGAAACGGTCATCAGTAGCGTAGTAGCTCTTTGTATGTTTATAGGAGGAGTTCTTACAGAACATAGAATACAGCCTGCAATGTCAGATTGTTTAAAAGGAAAAAGAGTTGCGGAACGTACAGCAAATGATAATATTCAATACAAATGCGGAAAAGTAAAAGTTGAACTCGAAGAAAATATCGACGGATCTAAAGCAATCAAAAAAATTATAGAAGAATAATGAAAAACTGTAAACAATGTAAAAAAGAGTTCGAACCTAAAGACGAATTAGATATGTTTTGCAGCCAGGACTGCAAAGAAGAAGCTCTAGCTGATCTTGACAATGACAGTGATGAGTGTTTAAGCTGTCAATAATGGAATTATCACGAAACTTTTCGCTTCAAGAGCTTATTAAATCTGATACTGCTATTAGGTTGGATATCAACAACAATCCTAGCTCAGGTCAAATAGAAAAACTAAAAGCACTTTGTGAAAATATTTTACAGCCAGTACGTGATCACTTCGGCAGAGTTAAGGTAACGTCAGGGTTCCGTTCAGAGCAGCTCTGTCTAAAAATAGGTAGCTCAATAAACAGCCAACATGCAAAAGCTGAGGCCGCAGACTTCGAATGTGTTGGAGTTGACAACGCTGAGGTTGCAGATTGGATTAAAAAAAACCTTGAGACAGATCAATTGATACTTGAATATTACACTCCAGGAGAACCTAACTCGGGATGGATACATTGTAGTTGGATACCTGAAGGAAGACGTGAACAATTCTTACTTGCTTATAGACAAGAGGGTAAAACTAAGTATAAACCAATAATAGGTAAAGCTAAAGATATTGTATAATGACAATTACAAGAAACCAAATTTCAAAACAAACAGAACCTGGATTAGGTAATTCTGATAAAAAAAAGCTAGATAAAGTGATACTTAAAACACATGGTAAAGTCTATAAAGAAAAAAAATCCAATAAAAAAAATCCTCTCGCTAGGACATTTACTGTTTAAACCAAAAGTGATACAATCAGGTAAGTTGTACAACCGTAAAAAGGATAAGTACATAACTTACAAAGTGGCCACTAAAACGGAGGAATAATATGAAAAAATCAAAAGGACCATGTTGGTCAGGATATGAAATGATTGGTATGAAAGACAAAGGGGGGAAAAAAGTACCTAATTGTGTACCTGTCAAAAAAAGAAAACACGGATCTTCTAAAGAAGGAGAAATCGTAACTTCTAAATCTATGGATTATTACAAAGGTATGATCTAATGTCTTCATTAGCAAAAAAAGTTTTAAAAAATAATCCACAAAAGCACAAAAGGTTTGATGAACTTATGAAAGACATGGATCCTACCATGTCAATTGAGTCTCAAACTAGTGAAGTTTTAAGAATATTAAGAGAAGAGTCTAAAAGTAATGCTGGTGTTATTGATTATAATACTGGTGGAGAAGTTAAAATAGAAAAAAACTATAGTTACTATAAGGATATATTATAATGGCTACTTCAGGAACAACAGATTTTAATTTAAATATTGATGAAGTTATAGATGAAGCATACGAAAGATGTGGTTTAACTACAGCATCTGGATATGATTTAAAAAGAGCTAGAAGAAATTTAAATATTTTATTTTCAGAATGGGGTAATCGTGGATTACATCTTTGGAAAGTAAAAAATAAATCACAAGAATTAACTGCAGGAACTTTTGAATATACTACACCAAGCGATTGTAGTGATGTTTTAGAAGCTTATGTATCTACTACTTCAGGGACAACTGTTGACACTCAAGATGTTTCTTTAACTAAAACAGATAGATCTACCTACGCAGCATTACCTAACAAAGGAGCTACAGGTCAGCCTTCTCAGTATTATGTTGAAAGACATATCACTCCTAAAATTTATTTATATCAAGCACCTGATGCAACAACATACACACATTTAAAATATTATTATATTGGAAGAATAGAAGATGCTGGCGGGTATACAAATACACCTGATGCTCCTTTTAGATTTTTACCTTGTATGGTTGCAGGGCTTGCATATTATATTTCTTTTTTAAAAGCTGCAGAAAGAACTCAAATGTTAAAAATGGCCTACGAAGATGAAATGAAAAGAGCTTTAGATGAAGATGGTTCTAGAACTTCTTTATATATTTCACCACAAGTTTATTTTGGAGATGGTGTGTAATGGCTAATTGGGCTTCAGGAAAACAATCTCTTGCTATATCAGATAGATCTGGTCAAGCTTTTCCATATAAAGAAATGGTTAGAGAATGGACAGGAGCTTTAGTACACATATCAGAATATGAATCTAAACAACCTCAAATAAGAAGAAGAACTGTTAAAGCAGATGCGATAGCGTTACAAAATACTAGATCTCAAGATTTTACTTTAAAATCTGGAGGTTCTAGATTTACGACAGTAGATTTATCCTTACCAGGTATTTTTGGTTTTGAATCTTCTGGAATGCAACCGGATAATGGTGCTGAACAAAATAGACAAAGACAATTAATAAGTACTACAGGTACTGTAACAGTGAGTATTACATAATGGCTATATCTTATTCAGATTTTTTAACACAAGTTCGTAATTTTACAGAAGTAGATTCAAATGTTTTAACAGATACTATTATTGGTCAATTTATTAGAAATACAGAACTGAACGTAGCAGGATCTGTTGATTATGATGATACAAGAAAATATGCAACATCATCATTTACTGCGAATAAAAGATATTTAATTACACCAGCAGATTTTTTAATTATTAGATCTTTACAAGTATTTAGTACAACTGATCAAACAGGTTCTAGATCTTTTATGGAGAAAAGAGATACTAGTTTTATAACAGAATATAATGGTAGTGGCGCTACGGGATTACCTAAATATTATGCAAACTGGGATGAATCATCTATTGTAGTTGCACCTACACCAGATCAAGCGTATGCAGTTCAATTAAATTATATTATTACACCACCAAGTTTTACCTCTACTAACACAACTTATTTATCAGAATACCAA